TGTCAGTAGTAGATGTACCTACTAATGTAGCAGTACTTACTGGTAATGTTATTGTTATATTACCATTAAAAGAAGAATGTGGAGGAGCTTGTAAAGCTGCGTAATGTGCATTGTTTGATTCACAATATAATTTTATATTAGATTGTGCACCACCATTTTTAATTTTTATCTCTCCACCAGATACCATTACAGCACCACCTATAGTAACAGTACCTCCTATAGAAACAGCTCCTGATACTCTTGCAGTACTATTAAAACCTACACCACCTGTAACACTAAGTGTTCCTCCTATAGATGCATTATTTGTAACTCTTAAAGTAGATACAGATACATCTCCTGATGTAGGAACACCAGTTAAACCTGAACCATCTCCAAAGAATGCTGATGCACATACTTTACTTGTTATTTGTAAATCACCTACAACAGATGCATTACCAGATACACCAAAAGTACCTGTAACTTGCATAGCACTTGTAGATATTTTAAGTGCAGTATTAGTTCCATCTCCTGATTGTACATTTGTTAAAGAAGTATCTACTCCAATATTAGTAGCTGTATCTACTTGTAATAATTTTTTATACGTATTGTTAATTAAAGTATTTGTTAAATCACTCATACTGTATTCCATTCTCTTGTGTTTGGCTCTGAATCATCATTCCAAGTAATATCAGCTAAATTCCACTCAAAGTTTCTACCACCATTATCAGGTCTTGGATTCTGAATTGCTGGATTATCTCTTACGTCTGGTGCTCTATTTTGTGGATGATTCTTTAAATCAAAAGCACCATCAAAACATTCTTGACAAACTACTGTATCATAACTACTTAGTTGCATTTCTCTGTGTGGATATACAAAACTGCATTGATCACACATAGCCATTGCATTACGATTAGTTGCCATTAAATATAACCTAACCTAGGTCTAATAAACATACTTGCTCTTTCTCTATCTTCTTCCATAGCAAAGGCTAACTTCTCGTCATAGTTTGCTTTTAACATTTGTATTCTATCCATAGGAACACCTGGTCTTTTCATAGCTAAATGATAAGATAAGCCACAAGTTAAAGCTGGTAAAAATCTTTTAGGTACTTGTGCATTTTGTCCTGCAGATTTATTAACATCTTGTAATTGTTTAAAGCATTCTATATTTAAAATACCAGTATTAATATCTGGAGTAGGATATAAAAACAAAGCTATATTATTTACTCCTCTAGTAATTGTATATTGTGTAGGTCTACCTGTAGTTGTTTTATTAGGTAAGTTATGATATTCTTCTCTAGGTATTCTTTCTAAAGCTATATCAGTTGCTGATGAATTAACTGCATATGTTACAGCTAATGTATCTAAAATTTCGTCAGATAAAGAAGTCTCAACTGAAGTTGCAGTTACAGCAGTAGTTAATATAGACCATAGTAATACTCCTTTATTCTGCCACTCATTTAACATTAAGTTAATAGAACGTCTAGCAGAAGCAGGTGTATGACCTAGTGTTTCTTCTCCACCAATCATCTCAGTAGCTTCTTGAATAACTTCGTCTATATCTAAATTAAAATTATATGTACCTGATGTTGCCATTATTTTATTTTCTTCATTAAGGTAGCTAAATATTTAGCATGAGCAGCGTGCATCTTAGAAGCTTTTCTTAAAGCTCCAGTAATTTCTTTTAATTTATTCTTTACTGGTTTATCTTTTTTATTTAACATTTCCATCTCTTTCTTGCTTGTCTTAATCTTGAGTTAGGATTCTTTGCTGCTTTAGGAAACTTCTTCATTTGTCCTCCAGATCTAGCACAATAACTTTTTCTTCTCTTTGCATCTTTACTACCTGGTTTAGGTGATCCTGTTACTGCAGTTTTTAGTTTACTTCCAGGGTTATCTTTTCTAAATTTTTTTACACCTGCTGCTGTAAGTCCAGCACCTTTTTTAGTAGGTCTTTTTTGACCACCACCTATGGTCATACCTTTCATAACTTGTTTTCCTGTTTTAGCTTTTACTTTAGGAAAACCTGCTTTCATATTGGCATATGCTTTTTTAGTAATAGTACTTTTCTTTTTAGGTCTACTTGTACCAGCTTTTTTTCTAGCATTTATATTAGAATATAAACTCATTTCTTAACTAAACTTCCACCAAAGTATAATCCAATTATTGCTGACATAAGATGTGTATCAAGAGGAGTAATAACTACACCATTATGTATCTTATCCATAACAATTTCTTTCTGTTCTATTAAGAACCAAAAGCCAGGTTGTAGTTCTGTCCATGTTAATACAACAGTTGTATCAGTAAAGACAGGAACTAATTTAGGAAAAGCAATAATAAAGAAGACTGCAGTTAATGCAATAATTCTTCTAGTAAATTGAAATCCTTGATTGTCAAACTTTCTAGCTTTGTCTATTTCATCCATTTGAAATTTAGCTCTAGTCATTAAAAGCTTTTGCTGTTCTTGTTTAGCTTTAATGCTTTGACTCCACATAGACATCACACCACCTAGTACACTAGAGCCTAACATAGTTATCATTTCAACTGGAAGACCACCTAGCATTTAAAAGCCTAGCTTTCCACCATACATTCTTTGTACCATCATCTGACCTGAGTTATCTACTTTGTAGACTTTACCACCCATAGGTCTTTTAGTAACTTTACCACCCATGTTCTTGTAGACTTTGCCACCCATAGGTCTTTTAGTAATTGCTCCACCTTTTTTAAATGCAGAAGGATTTACTTTTTCTGAATCTCCCATTTTTTTCTCAAGACGTGATCTATTGAAGCCACCTACAGATTCTTTTAGTGCTACTTTTTTCTTTTTTCTTGTTGTTTTTGCTAATTTTTTAGCTTCTCCTTTTGCTAAGTCTGTATCTGAATTTACAAGCTTACGAAACTGCAAACGATTTCCTCCTAAAGGATAACCTCCTCCTGGAGAATTTTCTTTTTTCTTCATCATACCAGATTTAATTTCACTAAATTCTTTATAAACTTTAGAATCTTTTGCTTTTTTCATAATTTTTTGTTTATTACTATTAGGTTTCATAAACTCTTTAGCTAACTTTGCAGCTAATGTAAAAGCACCTTTTACCATTTGCATTTTATTTCTTCCTTATTTTTTTACCATAAGTTTTTTTAAACTTTTTAAAAACTTTAGGCTTGTTGATTGCTAAATATGTTCTTTGTTTCTTAGATTTAAAAGGCACTACTTATAGCCTTTACCATAACCACGTAAGGCTTTGCCAACTCCTATAGCTCCACCATGTTTTCTTTTAATAACTCCTCTACCTATAAGAATATCTTTCTGTGTAATTTTACCATCACCTGAAAGATCTTTCATAGTTCCACCTTTTTTCTTTTTTATAACACCACCAGCTTTTCTGCTAGAAGCTCCTTTAGAAAGCATCTCTATTATTTCTGATTTACTAAGTTTTCTTCCTAGTTTATTATAAAGAATATCCATAATATTTTCAGGTATCTCTGCATAGTTACCTATGTCTTTTACTTCACCTGCTTTAGTTTTACCTATTAATCCTTGTATAACTCTTCTAGCAAAACCTTCATCACCCATCTCTGCTCTTGATGGTGGTATATGTTTAGATTTTAATTTACCTGATGCATCTCTTTTACCACCAGCAGTACTCTTACCAGAATCAGCAGCTTCATCTGCTTTCTGTTCTCTCATAATTTTCTTAATTTCTTTCTTTTGTTTTTTACTATAGGTAATTCTTTCTTTAGGTTTTTGTGGAAAGATTGCAGCTTTACCTTTTACTTCTACTTTAGGTTTTCTACCACGCTTAGATTTACGACCAGCCTTTACTGCAGCTTTAATTATTGTTCCTATTGCCATTATTTTTTCCTTAATAAATCTTTACGTTGTGCTTTTAATCTATTTATATGTTCGTCTATATTTTTTATATTCATTTTAGCACCTTTAATATTACGATTACGTTGTGTAATAGTTTTATATCTTCTTTCTATAGGTCTATTAGCTTTTCCTTTTTCAACTTTTAATTTATTTATTTTATTATTTATACTTTTTACTTTTGTTGGAGGTCCAGATACAGTTGGTTTTTTCTTTTTCTTTAATCCTTTTAATACTGTTTTTATTATTTTTGTTGCTGCTGGCATTAAATTAGTCCTTTCTTATAACCTTTACCAAAACCACGAAGAGCAGTTCCAATTCCTATAGCTCCACCATGTTTACGAGATACAGTATTTTTATATACTTTTCCACCCATAGGTCTTTTAGTAACTTTATAACCTAAAGCTTCCATTTCTTTTTTAGTTAATTCTTTTGCTTGACCAGATAATGAATCAGAACCACCAGATTTTTTTATTCTTTTAGCTTTATTAATTTTTCTATATGGTTCCATACCTTTTAATCTAGCTTCTAGAATATTAATAAGACCTATAGTAGATTTAGAAGCTTTTCCTCTTGCAAAATCTTTACTTATACCATTTCTATATAAAGCATCTGCTTCAGTAAAATTTTTTTTATTTTTTATTTTTTTTAATTTTCCTATAGCTCTTACTATTTGAGGTCTATCTTTTATACCAGAAGTAAGCTTACGTTTTACTTTTTCATCTTTACCACCTAAATTACCTTTAAGTCCTTTACTAGAAGGAGCAGTAGTTCTTGGTCCAGATACACTAGAACCTAAGTTTTCTTTAATACTTATAGGATCTCTTAATTTAGTTTTTCTACCAGCCTTTAATGCAGTTTTAATTATTGCTCCTATTGCCATTTACTTAACTCCCATAGTAGGAGAGTTTGTAACTCCACCTATATCAAATGATTCACCTTGAGGATAGGATTCATCAGATACAGCTTCTATCTTACCTTGTACTGCAGGTCCTTTACGAGCTGCACCAAAGCCTTGTCCTGTTGGTTTGCCTGTTAGTTTATCAGAAGATACCAAGTTTAAACTTCCTATAGTTCTACCTTGTGATCCAATTATAAGTTCTTTATCCATTTTTCTTTTTCCTTTTAGTTTTCTTTTTCTTTTTAATATTTGGTTTAGTTATTTGTTGTCTTATACTAGATCTTCCTATCATAGCTTTTTTCCTTTTCCTTTTTTTAAAGTTCTAGGAGGTTTTCTTCTTATTATTACTGAATCTGGTTTAATTCTATTTCTAGTTTTAGAACTTCTAACTTTTTCTTTAATAAGTTTACCTTGTCTTCTTATTGTTCCACCATTTTTCATAGCTACTTGCATAGCTATTGTATCATACATAGAATTAACTAATTTAGCTCCTTCAGTTGCAACATATCCAGGATTTTTAGATAATTCTTTTATTCTTTTTCCTATTCTTTTTACTTTATTAGGCATTAGTTAGCTCCTTGTATAACTGGTGTTGGTCCACCTGCAGGACTTGCTGGTGTTTCCATATCATCTCTTCTAGTACGTCTTGCTTGATTACG